TGGCAGTAATCTCGGTGGTGCTCACACCCTTCTTCTTGAATAGCGTAATCAGCTTCATGCCCACATTCTTCGCCCTTCTCCGCAACTCGGTTTTTGGGTCAACATTCTTCCGCAAATCCAGATACTTCTTCAACGCTGCTTTGAAGTTCTTATCATCCCAAGTGGCACTGGATTTACTCATTCTCGAAATTTGTAATGACTACGCATGATGCTTCGGGCTTGCTCCAGCCAGGCAACCTGTCCGCCCTTGTCTTCGTCGGCCCAAATCGTTTCCGCGCCGTTTTGGTCCGCAATGGCGTGAATTAGCGCGTAACATTTTGCTAATCCCATATCGCACAAAATCAAGTCCTGGTCCCGGTAGATGGGGAGGAGGGAAACAAGGATTTGCGCTAGCCAATGCGGACGGGCTTTTTTGGGGCGTTAGCGCCCTCCCCATTCAGCCCTTCCGCTTCAGGCTTCTCCAAGTCCCTGGAAGGCACAGCGCGGGTTTTGGCAATCACCCCAAGCTGTTCAGACACGAACACCGTTGCCTCTGCCAGTGCTTCCACCGTTGAACCTTCCATGTAGTCAAGGGCAGCGGATTGGAGCGCGTCCGACTTGGTGGCGTAATGCTTCAACTCGTCGCGAGTACACATGAAGCAAATCAGCACTTCCGCCGTGAACGGCATCATGCGAATTGCGAATTGCGCGGGGTCTTGCACGTTGCCGTCTTCCAAGAAGGAAATGCCCGCCGCCTCGAATCCAGCTTTGCCGGTCACGTAGGGGTTGTTGGTGCGTTGCAGAACGGTCATTACCAAGGGGGTAATGGTTCGCACACACTTCACCCCCGGAAGGTCCGGGGGAGCGTCCAGCAATGCTGTTTCAATCGTCTGTTCGCGTTCCGCTTTGGGGGTAAGGTCGTTGGGGTTTAATATAGGCATTTGGCTAACGCGGTTTGAGCATCATTTTTTCGCTTCTCCGCTGTGCGTGTGGTTCTGTTTCCAGGGGTTCAACCGCGTAGGCAACCCCGCTGTAAACTGATTTGCTAAACTCAATCATGGGATTGCGCGCAAGTTCTTTGGTCACAACGCAAATCACCATGAAGTTGGTCACTTGGTCGTAACACTTTTGCACCATGTAGAGCAGAGTGCCTGCCATGTTCTGTCCGTCCTTGCCGATGGGGCGGGACTTCCACCGCTCCCGGAGTTGGTTCAGTTTCAGCAACTCGGACCCGGACGCTTCGCGGGTTTGCTCTTTCTGTGCGAGCTTGGCTATTTCATGGGCAAAGGCTATGTCATGCGCCCGCAACACCCCATAAACCGGGTCCATGATTTCCGCCTCAAACCGAAATTCCAAATGCGCGCAGTCAGCAACCCTCCCCGTCTTTTTGTCCACCGCATCAATCACCCCCGCCGCAGAGACAATGAGCATCACCGGAAGCGCGTTGCGGGCCTGAAACCCGAAGTTGCCTAGCGTGGCAGCAAGGATGGGGTCTTTCGTCCCGTAAACGCTTTGGTCGGCGGGCGGGGGTTCGCTTTGGACAGCGAAGGCGGACACGGGTTAAATCCCGGCGCTGTTGTTGAGCGTAAAGCCAAACTTGGCCCACTCCCCACGGGAGTATTGCGGATTGGCCTTGGTGCAAATGTAGGACGCTCCCGCAGTCATGTTGTTGCCCCACACGCCAGCCGGGGGAGTCACCCCAGCACCAACGGTGTAGAGCACCGCACCGGCAGCGGCAGGCCCAAGAATTTCACCGCTCCACTGGTGGTCTGCCATGACATTCTTGGTGAACGCCTGTACATTCTCCCCGCACTCGTCCGGGGTCTTCACAAGGTCACAGGAAATGTCGGCAGAGTAGCTTTCCGCGTTCAGTCCGGTGACAGCACCAACGCAGCGGGAAAGGAGGGCAAGGGAACCAAAATTAGCCATAAGGGTAGTTGATTATTTAGGATTGGAGTGAAACGGCATTAGCATAGGATTGGGACATTGCAATCAGAGACAATGACCAAACGCAAGTATGCTTCATGTCTTCGGGCGTGTCGTCTTTACCAGTTACCGCCACTTCGTAGCAATGAAAATCGGGAGCACACGCGCTGAGTTGCGAAGCAATCCGCTGGGTCGTCACCCCGGCAACTGTATCAAACGCAGTTACATTAAACACTTCCTCCATTGCCGCGCAGACCCGCAGGAACAGCGGCAGCGTGTCAATGCTTCTCCGGTGCTTCATGGTGTATGTGCAGGTCACGTCCACGTTGTAGATGCCTGAATATGGCGGGTTGCCCTCCCCGCGCTTGGCACAAATCACCAAATCTTGATTGATTTTTGAACTGTCTTCCGAGTTCCGCTTGACCCGCAGTTTGGCGAGCAAGGGCTGTTGCTTCAAGCGGACAGCAAGGGCATTCTCCGTCTTCCGCTCCAAATCAATTTGCGTGCTGGTTAAGCTCACTCCAAATCCCTTTCAAGTAGCAGGTTCAAACCTGGTTCGTTGTTGTCGTACTGCCCGTTGATTTCGGCAATAGTGAACTGAATCCACTTGCCCCCAGCCTGGATTTCAAAGGTCTGCCCAAACCCCCCATCCCCCGGCAAACCAGTTGAACCAAACTGGCTTTTCTCCACCACCACGGAAATGCGTCCTTGCTGGGTATCCCCGCCCGTTTCCAAGGCCAGAAGAAATTGAGCGTCTGCAAGGGAAATGGTGATGTTGCAACCATTCCACCTGGCTTGGGCGGGCACCCAACCGATTTGACCGGCCAGCAACCGCCCCTTTGCTGCCACGTCTTGCTGAAACGCCGTGCCGCTTGGTAGGAGGCTGGCAATGCCCGCTGTGCGGTTTTCGGACAGGATGGCACCAAAGAACCCGTCCGGGTCGTTGGCGAACGGTGGCGGGGGTTGCTGTGCTGCCAGTGGGTTGTTGCGGTTCTTGCTCATGCCAGCGGATAAATTGCCGTGCCCTCATGCTGTGCTGTTATGCGTTGGTCAACAAGCACCTTACCACCAAGAAACCGCCAGCGGTCACAGAAGTTGTAATCTTCACTGTGCCCACCCGGCATGGTTTGCCAGAACTGCCACATGCTCCCTCCGTTGGTGAAGTTCTCCACCACGGGGACGTGATTCGCCATCCGGCCAAACACTTTGCGGTGTGCGCGCATGAAACCCCGTGCGGTGCATTTGACTTCCACCAATGGGGCTTCCCCGCCAAAAGGGTTTTCCGGTCCAAGAAACTCCATTGGGAAAATCATCCCTGGCAGCTTCTTCGGGTAGCACCCGAAAACCAGTGGTTCCTGGTGTTCCAGAATCCAAGTGACATGCTGTGCCTTAAAAATTAGGTCCGTGTCAATCAACAGCATTTCATCGCAGTCACTCGCTAGAAACCTTGCTGTGGCAATGTTCATTGCTCCATCGGGATACGGGTAGGAAACAGCGCAAAAAGTCACGTCATGCTTTGACAAGACGCTGTGGCAAGCTGCCGCCAAAGACAGTGCCCACGAAGTCCTGGAAAGGGACATTCCATTGTCGATGATGGGCAGGAACAATTTCACTGTATGGATACTAAACAAAAAGCCCCGGCATAGTCAAGAACTAGCCGGGGCTTTTAGGGTTTTGCAGGGTTGAGCTTTACCTAAACCTTCTCGAATTGGGCGCGGAACTGTTCAGCGGTACCGTCCCAAAACTTCAACGGGCTTTTCGCGGTGTGGGTCTTGTTTGCCCGCACTTCGCCAGCGGGGAGCACCTTCAACCCGAAGACTTCGCCAGTGGCAAGGTAGCGATATTGCCCTTCGTAGTCTTTCAGGTCATCGGGCACTTCCCGCGTAACCACCCCATCTGCGCGGGCAGCGGCACCGATGGAAAGGGCTTCGGGCGTAAGCTCTTTGGCGTCCTGGTCAAAGTCCCCGTGGTCCATGTCGTCCGCGTCCAACGCAGCGGCAAGGTGTTCTTCGTTGGCGCGAAGGTCCACGGGAATCTTCCGACCGGCAGCGCGGCGGGCTTTGATTGCTTCAACCAGTTCGCCTTTTTCAAGGTCCGCGTATTTGGAATTAGCCATATCGTCTTGGTGTTTCTGCGTTATCTAGCCCGGTGCCCCCGGCTTAGCTGTATTGGGTCGTAATCAGCGTGCCCTTGTTCGCATTGGCGATGTATGGGGCTTTGCTGGTCTTGGCGCGGACGATGTTGCTCTCCGTCTTCTCTTCGCGGTAGGTGTCCACACCGTAGCCATCCTGGGGCGTGTACAAGTCCCAAAAGGCGTTCACACCAACCCCGCGAATCGTGGAAATGCCCGTGTCATCGTTGCCAGTGGCGTTGTCTTCGGTGTTGCCGACCCACACATAGGTGTTGTTCCAGACGCGGGACATAACCGGCGTAGCACCGTCCGCCGCGCTGTTGTAGATGCTGGACCCGATCAGGAATTTGGAAATGCCAATGTCAGCAAATGCGAGTTGCAAATTGCTTTCGTTGACTTCGTAACCCTTGCCGAGTTGCGAAACCACGTAGTTTTTCAACAGCGTGGACTGGCGAATCCGGTTGTAGACCTGCCGGGACATGACAACGGTGTTGTAGATTTCCGCCTTGTCGTAGCCGCGCTCCGTGGCAGCAAGAATGTCCCCAAACACGTCAATGGTGGCGAGGTTGGCCGCAGTATATGCCACAATCGAATTGGTGCCTGCCCCGAAGGTGGTTGCATTCTGAATGGCAAGGGCAGTCAGATACTCGGTGGTCAATTCCACCGCTTCACCACCCTGTTGCGCGAACAGCCCCTCCAGGGAGAGGTAATCGGCATAGTCCATTTCCACTTCGTCGGGGATTTGGATTTCCCGCTTGCGAATGACAACGGAAAATGTGTCATCGTTGAGTGTGGCAACCATGCGCTCCACGTTCGCACCGGGGGTCGTGATAAAGTAGTCATCCAGAATGCGGGCCAACTGCGTGTTTGCCACCTTAGCCTTGACCAAGTGGACATTGCGCTTGTTGACCGGCATCGGCGGCAGAATCTTCCGGTGAATGTTGAGCTTGTTAATGCCCTCGCCCTCGCGGACGATGGCAGCGAGTTCTTGACGGGGCCGTGCGGTGGAGTTGGAGTAAACCGGCATTTTAGTTGGGTTCTAGTTGATTGTTGGTGGTTGGGTTGGCTGGGTGTGGCTTAGTTGACCGAAGCCAGTTCAATCACACCAAGAGCGCCATTGGCGGTGGTCTGCAACCAACGTCCCATGACAACTGCGTTGGTGGAGGTAATGCCTGTAAGGCCCGCTGCCATGCTGTAAGCCACGTCCCCGGCATCGCAGCTCGCTTCACCGGCAAGGACCGCAACGCTGCCACCCACGGCGATAGGAGCGGCAAGACCACGACCGCTGGCGGCAATGTCTTCAAGGGCAATCATGCTTCCGCGTTCGGTGAGCGCCGAGGCCGCATACGCTGTGCCATTGAAGGTGAGGCGGGTGCCCCGCGCCACGGCAACCGCCGTGACAAGGATGCTCCGCTGATTGGGAATGTTGTTGGTTGCTACGGTAGCCATATCAGTAAATCAGTTTATGGGTTGGGTTGTTGTGCTTGGCTTAGAGGGTGCCGCTGCCTGCGTTCACGGCGGACATGTGGGCGTTGTATTCGTTCGGGTAGTCACGGGCAACACGCTGGATGGCAATGCCCCGGCTCTTGGCACCTGCCGCAACAGCGGTGTCAACCAACTGCTCAAACTTGGACTTGCCGGGTTCGGCACCAATTTTGGCGAACTGTTCGCGTTGCGCCTTCGGAAAAGCTTGGTCAACCGCCGCGAGTGCGGCCCGGCTGGCGATTTCGGACATTTTGGCTTCGTCCATCGGGTCTTCCTTCTTCTCGTCCTTCTCTTCCTTGTCGTCTTTCTCCTTTTCGCCTTCCTCCAACTTGGTTTGCAGCGTGGACAACTGCGCGGTGATTTCGGTTTTGTGAGCGGTAAGCTTGGTGTCAACCAAGTCACCAATGGCTTTCAGGTCGTTAGCGTCAAGTGGCATGTGAGGAAGGGTAGTTAGGTGGTTTGGATTTTCGTTGAATAAGCTTTTAGTCGCTGCCGGTGCGTCCACAATGTCAACACTGTTTAGCTTCCGGCAACGAGCAATCGCAACGTCGCCTTTTATTTCATAGGAATAATCAAAGTCAATGGAATTTCCAATTTTCTTTGCAAACCTATCAACCAAAGCTTCGGTGTGGTTGTAGCCATCAAGCCGTTGGTCAAGGCTTAGGTCCGCACGAACCTGGTCGCCATCACGGCGGAAAGCGGAGTAGTCACCAACAATGTCCCGCACCGTTGAACCGTGGTCCAACTTGCACTTGGTAAACTCGTTTTCCAAGCCGCATTGCACCACGTCATTCAGGGTTTCGTCCGCAATGACAATCTGGAACTTCTGCAATTCCAAGTGCGCCGGGTTAGCGGGTTGATAGTTGACCACACGGGTGCCGTCCTTCACTGCAAAATGCCCCTTTGCCGGTCCCGTCTGGATAATCAGCACGCCGGGGTAAAAGCCCGGCTTGGCAGCATCGCCGGGCAACGCCTGGAAGCGAGTAAACGTCAAAGGGCTTTCGATTTCAGCGAAAATAAGAGGCATAAAATTGGTTTAGTCTTGTTTGATAACTTCGTCCTGCTTCTCCACCATCGTTGGATTTGGTGGGTTGGCGTTGTAACTCTGAATGTAGGGCATAATGTCCCTCCATGTAAACTGCGCGTCTGTGTCTGCGTTGGGGTGTGCCGCGTTAAGCGCGTCCGCCTTTTCAATTGCCAAGCGAATCTTGTTTTCCGCTTCATCGCCAAGTTGGTTATCAACGTCCCTCCAATACATAGCCTCTTCGGCGGTAATGGTAGCCATTGACCTGATGCCCTGGCGATTCTCTTCCAAGTTGGCCTTGGATTCGCGCCCAACGTCCACGGTCGGATGCGCGGGATACATGAAAAAGCCCCGCGTAAAGTTCTTTGTCCACGGGATTTTGCCCCTCAAAATGCCTGAAACAATGGCTTTGTTCTTGATTTCGTCCAAAGCCACGCGCTCCAACCACTTTTGCCCCAAAGGACCGTGCTGAAATGCCCTTTTCGCCTGTTCGCTGATTAAGCGGGTGTAGGTGCCCGGCAAGCCCATCATTACCCACACAAAGGGGAGCGGCAGGGACAGGGATGAAGCGATTTGCGCTAACTTGGTCAACAGCAACTCGGTTTCGTTGTGGGAAGGGGTGTTGTTCTCCAACATTTCCACGTTGAAACCTTCTTCCCCATGCAACTCTTCCCCCGGCAGTTGGTGACGAATTTTCCCGTTGGCAACTTGTCCGGGGATGCCGTCCAACTCGTTTGCGTTGGGGTCGCCATCGGGGGCGCTACCGTTCGGAGTGTTGAAAACAGCCGTTTTGAATGACGCCCACTTAATTTTATCCATCCACGCATTCTCCACCACCTTCATGTCGTGGGCGTCATTCAGGATGGCGTGAAGCGGGGTCTTGGCGCTGTATTCGTCCGTACTGGAAACCGGGTTCAGGCAAGAGAAGATACACGCCGGGACCGTCTCCACAAATTGCACCATGCCTTGGATACCCAGCCGATAAAGGTCGTAGCCAATGACTTCCCCGCTTGGCCCGATACGGATACCTTGGATGTTGTTGGGGTTGCTGTAAATCGTCCGTGGGTTGCCAATGTTGTAGCCCATGATGGGCTGTAGCTGGAAAGACCCATCCCCGTTGTGGTGATGAATCAACCCATGCCGTCCGTTGTAAATCACCCCGGACAAACTTAGTTGCATCAAGTCAATGAAGTGAAAGCGCCCTTGCACGTCGCATTCCTTCATCCACTGTTGCCACCAATCGCGGTAAGCTTCATCCGCTTTCCTGTCCCCGGTTTGCGGGATATAGGAAATGTCCCCCATTGCATAGATGCGGTATTGGTTTACCAGGTGCCCAATAAAAGCGTTGTCCCTTCCTTGGTCCTGTGCCCGCCGCTGCATCACCAGAGCGTCCGCTTGCCCACCCAGGCTGTCAGGAGAGCGCAGGGACTTGGGCGGGGTGCGGGAACGCCCGGTGTCGGCACCCGCGTATTGGTGCAAACGGGCTACTTCCGCCCGCGATTGCATCCGGGACAGTTGCAATGAAGGAGCAACCGTGCCAATCAGACCGTCCAGCACTTGCTGGAACTTGCTTCCATAGTTGGGCAGGGTGGGCTTGGTAGGAGTCATCGTGGGTTGCCGGTGGTGTCAAAATTGGCATACCGGCTGGCATAGCCGCTGTTCCCATCGTTCCCGGCGTTTTCCTTCCACCGCAGCGCCGATTCAATGCTGGTAAGCTTCTGAGTCAGCTTGTCAAAGTCCGCGAGGGCGGTTTGCCGCCCGTTGGCGGAATGGCTTTGCCCCGTCCCTTCCACTGTCTTCAACTGCGTAAGGATGGACAGCCGAAGCGCGTTGAGCGTGTCAACTGACAGGGAGCGGTAGGACGTGTCAACATTCGTTGCCATTTGGGGAGGCTATTAAGACACGGGGCGGGTTGGTGTCAATCCTTTACTCCATACAGTATCCCGCCCTCTTCAACCAGGCGGAAACCAAGTTCTTCCGCGTTGTGTGGACCAACACAGGGGCAGTCTGCATAATGCTCTTGGTGGGTTGGGCACCAAGGTTCTTCGCAGCACTCGCACTTTGGGAGTTCGTCGGCAAATACTATGCGAACCCGCCCCACTGGTCCGCCATCGCTTCCGCTATCCCTGCGTATGTCTTGCTCCGTTCCTTCCATCGGTCTTCCGATGGGGCCAACTTGTTTTGTCCCCCGTCTGTTTGGTTGCCCCATCGGGGCTTTCCCGCTACCATGCGGGGAGGGATGTATCGGGTTGAAGAAAGTTTTGGCAGACCCCGTATCCACAGGCACGTTGCCTTGCTTGCGTCTTCCCTGAACTGGTAGGGCTGTATTGTCTGCCGCTCCGCGTCCGGTAGGTGCTGGGTCATGTGACCTGTTGGGTTTTCTACGCATATTTTTGAAATACCTGAGTTCCACATAGCCAAAAAGAAGGCAACAGCCTCTTTCCGCGCTGTGCGCCTTGCCTCCCCAAAGAGTGTGCCTGGTTTTAGTTTTTGGTGGTAGCCAACACCTGGGTAGCGCAAAAAGTCCGGGTCTTTAAGTGCCCATTCCGCTGAATTTGTAAGGTAAGTGCAGGGCGGGTGTGCAATAAGCAAGTCCCAATAGTCAAAAAGAAGGTGTCTGCAATCTGTTTGAAAGTGGAAAGGCGAGCCATCATCCGCGGGGAGAAGGTCACAACTCCAGGCGTCGTGCCCCAGGCGGCGGAAGGCACTCCGCACCACACCGCTGGATTCGCAAGCAACAAGAACACGCATTTAATCTTCTTTCTTCCCGCTCAACTCACTTGGAAAGAAACCGCTAATTGCTGCAAGGACAAGTTGCATTTCCTCACACGCCCTAAAGTGGTCATCGGTGTTAATCTGCGTCCACTGCAACACCTTTTCCCCGGTTTTCTTTACCTCTACCTCTTTCTCCACCCAGCTATTGAGTTGCCCCATGTAGCTACTCTCAATCTTCGCAGTTCCTTTGAACACCAGTTGCCCCACGTCTTCGGGTAAGCCCCATTCCGTGCCTGCCCCGCCAATCCTGTTGGCGAGCACGCTACGCGCCCACTCCTTGCTGAAAATGATGCCGTGGGCATAGCGGCGGACCTTCTGCCCATCATCCTTCACAAAAATGTCATGCCAGCTTGAACGCTTGTAGGGTCGGCGGACTGCCACGGTGCCAGGCTTTTTCCAGTCGTACTCAGTGCGGGTCATGTCCGCCACCATGTAGTGCCAATCTTTCTTCGCGCACATTTCTTTCACTTCCTCCGTCGCATGTCGGCTGTCCACTCCAACCCGCTTTGCCTTCACCCCATTTTCCTCAATGCGCTTCTCCACTTCATCCCAGCTTTCGCAGCGGTAGGCATTCACCAAGCGGGACTTTCCGCCCCCTGCCCATGCACGGATAACAAGCCAGAAATGCCTTCCTCCACGTTCCTGTACGTCAACAGTGGCAAATCGGTCCTTCTCCAACTCCCATTCAAACACCATGTCCACGATGCTGTATCCGCCCGTGACGTGCGCGGTGCTGGCCGTGCTGATTCGCCGCAACCAGGTTTGCCCCATTGTGCGAATGGTGAAGTTCTTCAAGTTGTGCAGGTCGCCCGACCGCATCTGTTCAATGGCGTGAATCCACTTCTCCGCGAGGGCTTCCCAGCTTTTCCACGGGTAAGCAATCTGGCTGACATGAAATGAGCGGTGGTCGGAAGAGGCATCGGGGTTATCGCACACATAGCCTCCCAGCCGGTTCATTTCCTTGCGGAGCGGGGTTGAGTCGCGTTCCTCGCAGTTGCAATCGGGGAAGGGGCACTTGAAGCGGACAGTCTTCCTGATTTCCTTAATGTTCTTGCTGCCATCGTGGGAGAACACTGTTTCCCACACAATCGTTTGGGTATCCTGACTCCATTGAAGCCGCACCAAGCGTTGACAGGCGGGACAGCCAAGGTGCCAGTCTTCCTGACTGCCACGAAGGTAATCCAGGTCAATCTCACACCCTTCCTCCCCCGCTGTGCTGATATTCAGTATCTTGTGGTCCCAATAGGCGGACGAACGCTCTTTCACGATTTCGCTCATGCCCTTCCATTGCGGCAGGTGCTTTTCATCACAGACCACATACGGGGCGGACTTGCCTTCCACGTTGGACTTGCTGACACCAAGAAACTCCATTGCTAGGTGCCCAAGGTGGACTTGGTTGTTCTTCCTTGCCCCCTTGGTGTCCGGCCACACATGCCCCAAGATGGGGATGGACTTCGCCCTTTTCAGCGCACGGGATGTTGCAAAGAACTCCGCGTCTTCATCCGTCTGCCCGTAGAACAAGACATTGCCTGGGTTGTTCAAGACCGTGTAGGAAATGAACCCTTCGGAAACTAAGTTTTTCCCTCCTTGCGCGGCGAGTTGCATGGTTGTTTCCCTGATTTGTGGGTCACACAGCGCGTGCATTGGTTCAGCAAGCCAATAGCTATTCTCTATGCGGAAAGGTCCGGTGATGGGCGCAGGCGGAATAATTTCATAGTGTTCCTCCATGAAGTCCAGCAACGGGGAGCGGCGGACGGTGCCGGTGCCATATAGCTGTGGGGCTACATCCATGAAACGCAGTTTAGGAACTTGGCCCACCCACGGGGGCGCTCGCCTTGGGAACGGTCTGCGAGAGCATCAAGCAAGCGTGTGGCGTTTGCGGGGGAGAGGTTCATCACGTTGACCCGGAAAGGGAAGTTCTCCTTGTCTGTGTGGCTGCTCATACTCCACAAAGCCCTTCACACTCATTACCAAACTGTGAAAGTTGCGCGTGTCCCGGCAAGCTTTTGAAAATCACTTTGTCCAGTGGAATACAACTGTCATGTAGGTAAACCCTTCCTTGCAACCGGGCGGTTCCTGTTGCTTGGTCAAGTGCTGCATTTAGCTCCCGCTCAAACCGCACACTATCTAAAAACTCTTGTGGTTCTTCATCACGAAGCCTTGTCCATTCTGCGTCTGAGTGAAATGGGCAGAACTTACATGCCGACCGTGGGGGCTCAGGAAACCCATTCTTCAACATCCAAGCAAGACAATCGCCCCGCTTCATCGGGTAGTTGTCAATGAGGGGCCACACAGATTCCGACCACGGTTCTTGGCTGGGTTTCATCCGTTCTGTTTCATCCCAGCTAATGCCAATCCACTGGCGGACAAGAGCGTTTTTTTGCATACTCTGATATGCCGCCCTTGGGAAGCCAAGTGTGGGGGAACGCTTCTCTTTCTTAGCAAGTGCCTTCTCCTTCTTGTATGCAATCCAAAGTTTCAAAGCGTCTTTGTTGTCAGCCCGCCATTGCTTCATCTTGTCCGCCACCATGCTTTGCGCTTTTCGGATGATTTCCCGAACTTTGTAATCTGCGGTGCATTTCCTCCCAAGAAGCCCTTTCTTCCCCTCCCCCTTGTCAATGTATGCGGGGATTAGGGTCTTAACGTAAACCTGTCCACTTGTCTTAGACAGCCGCAGCTTTATTGACTCTTCCCAAAGGTTCCCAGCGGTAACTCGGTGGACGGGGAAGGGAAGTTGCTTTTCCAGCCAATCCAACCACTCATAAACCGCTTTTGGCTCAACTTGGGTGTCTGCAAAAATCGCAGCTTCCGGCATTGGGCGTATCTCACCCTTTGCAGCCATAAGCGCCATTGTTGAAGACTGGACGCCCGCACCAAGGCTTAATATGTTTAGCATATCACTTCCCTCTTCGCCATCAAAAGGAAAGCATCATTCACCCGGCATTCCCTTGTCACCTTCACGTCCGGGAAGCGGTTTTGAATTTTGAAGATATAGGTATCAATCTCCACTTGGTCGTTGCGGACCAGGAAGACTATTCTCCCGCCAGTGGAGCGGGCTACTTCGCCAAGGACGGTGATTCGTCTTTCCTCGGTCATCGGGGGTGGGTCGGTGTGGGGTGTGCTCATTAGGTTATTTTTTAACTGGCTTCCGCAAGTGGCACCGCGCAATAAGCAAAATGCCGCCATTTAGCGGTCCTTCATTGGAAACCGCCACGCGGGGAAACATCTTACCAAGTTTGGCAATATACACGTCTGCATACACTTGGTTTTGGACAAGAAAAGCAATCTTGCCTTTCGTCACGCGGGCTTGTTCAGCAATCACGCGGACTTGCTTGTTTACGTTGTGTGCTAGGGTGGTGCTCATAGGGTCAGTAATCGTTCAGGTCACTTGAAGCCTTCTTGTCTGATAAGTCAAGAGCCTTTTCTTGGGTGATAAAGTCCACGGCGGATTTGGAAGTCCATTCAGGTATCTTTCCCA